TTGAATTATGAATTATGAATTTTGAATGGTGTTTGTCTTCGGTTAGTGTTCGCCTAGTGTTCGGTTAGTGTTCGGTGCGAGCTACACGAGCGGTTATTTTCTTTAGCAGTACACTTGGGTAGTACTGCAGGATATTTTCGGCATAAATGAGTATGAGAAGGTGTATATCTTTGGGGGTGTAGAGAGATAGGGCATCGCTGTAAAGTTGCTCTATGGGGCGTTCTACTTGCATATACCACTGCTCGGCATACCAATTCAGCAGGTGATCGTTAGTGATAAAGCATTTTAAAGGTTGGGTACGGACTATAAGTTTGCACCATTTTTCAAAGTAGTACTGGCGTAGGGCTTCGTACTCAAGGTAGGTGAGTCCTAAATGCTGGGTAAGGGTGTATGAAAAGGGTGGCATATTGGTAATTATGATTTTTGAATTATGAATTTTAAATTATCAGTTGTCTACATCTCCCCAATATTCGGCGGCTTTTTTGGGGTATATTACAAAGGGTCGTCCGCCTCCGTTAAGTCTTCCTTCGGCAAAGGCTTTGTAGCCTTCTACGCGTATTTTCATATCTACATCGTAACGGGCAAAGTCGGCGAGCTCGCCTTTGGGTTCTTTGCCATTGGCTTGGCTAATGAGTATAAGTGCTTTGTTGCGTTCTTTCATTAGTCGTTTGAGTTTTTTGTAATCTTCTTTATCTACACGCAGGTACTGTACGGAGTCTATAATGAGGAAATCGGGGGACTTGTGTTTGCTCATTCGCTCGATGAGTTCGGGTAGGGGTTCGTTGTCTAAAAGTAGGAACTTGCCCTCTACGCCGTCCATATAGTTGCGCTCCATATTCATTTGTACGGTGTGCGATACGCCTTCCTCTAAGGAGTTGTAGGCTACTTTGCCAAACTGGGTAAGATAGCGCGCCCATTGCATTGCTAAGGACGATTTGCCGCTGGAGGAGCCTCCCCATACGATGGCAGAGAAAGCTCGGTCGGGACAGCCTACAAAGTCTTTCCATTGCCCGTCGAAGGATAGGAGTTTGAACTTTTTGTTGAGTATCTGCTTGGGGGTGTATGCTTGTGCCATTTTTAGGTGTCAGTTATTAGATGTTAGTCGTTAGTGGCTTCGAGGTGGGCGAGTTTGAGGGCGTGTACTTTGCGCTTTACACGGCGAAGGTCGCCCTCGCAATCTGCCCATACGGCCTTTATATCGGTTTTGGTAGTGATGCCATTGGCGGTGCATATTTGTATGCAGTCGGCTTGGGTAATGGCATTTACCTCTATGAAGTTGCGCCCTATGCGGCTGTATATTTCTTTATAGCCTTTTTTGTTGAGTTTGAGTCCTCGTTTGATACGTTTTTCGAGGAAGTCGGTAGCGCACATTACAATACCGCAATGCTCTTCTAAGAGGTTGTAAAGGGTGATAAAGAAGTATAATACTTGGTCGTTTACTTTGTCGAACTCGTCTAATAGAATTACTGGGTTTTCAGTAGATTTTAGCACGCGCACGGCTTCGTTTACCATTTCGTTTACAGTGAGCCCGCTACTGTCGCGCCCCATTGCTGATAGGAGTTCGCCCATAAAGGCTTTTTTGTTCCAAAACTCGTTGCACTGTACCATATAGGCGTTGGGGTTTTCTTTTTCGTAAAGCTGCATTGTTTTAGTTTTGCCACTACCTGCGGGGGCAATGATAGCATATACTTGGCTGTTCTCTTGGGCATCGCTGATAAGGGCTGTGAGGGTTTGATAAGCAGCTGTTTCTACACACACCCAGTCTTCTTTGGCAAATATTTGGGCTTTGATGAGTCGCCACATTTTATCGGCTATACTGTCCCAATTGCCTTTAAGTACTTGGGTAATAGTGGCAGCTGATACGCCTTTGAGGGCATTAGCGGCTTTGTTTTGGTTGCCTTTGCGGTTGCAAAAATCGTTGAGGTCTTGGGCGATTTGTTGTTTTTCTTGTGTATTCATTGTATCAATGTTTATTTATTAATGATTATAGTATATTGCTGATGGTTATGGGGGTGCTTTCGAGTGCTTCCCATTGCTCATCGTCCCAAATGGTATTAGAAAGGGCTTTTTGGTAGCTGCCAAAGGTATCGGCAGTGGTAAGTTTTCTGTTTTTCCTACGGCTTTCTACTCCTTTGACGGTGGGGAGGCTTAACCCTTGTTGGTGAGCACTCATACCGAATTTTTCTAACAACTCTTCGGTAGTGTCGCGACGGCTGATGCGTTTCTCATCGGTGAGGCTTTGTACTTGTTTGAAGTATGCCGCTTCAAAGTCGTCTTGCTCTTGTATATTGCGGTGTACTTCTTTCTTAATTTCGGCTCCTGTTACCATTTTAAGCCCTAATGGGGTATCTTCGTATAGGTATATAAGGTCTACATTATCGGGGTCAAACTTCACTACGAATTTTTTGCCTATATTCTTTTCTAACCAATCTAAATCGGGAAAGCCGTCTGAACGGTAGACCATATAGCTGTATTTTTGTTTCTTTTCGGTGAAGCTAATACCCGAAGCATCACAAGTAATAGGCTCTTTGCGGGTAACCCAAAATAGGGAAATCATATCCCACATTTCTACTTTTTTAGTATCGGGGTTATAGCTTTCGTAGTACATTTGTATGCGTGGTTTACCTGTTTTGGGGTGTGGGGCTTCGTTCCACTCACGCCTGCGTTGCAAGTAACGTTGTTTTACCTCATCAAGTGTGGGGAGGCTCTTTTGATTGGCAAGTATGTATTCCATATTGGCTTTACTCTCGTCTTTTTTGGTAGTGATATTCATACCTGAAAAGAACCAATCACGCTTTAGGTACTGACTTTGCAACCTGCCGAATACGCTCTCAATAGTTTTTGACTTACCATTGTAAGGCTTAGTGGCAGTTTGTACTTGTGCTATCTTGGTAAGGAAGTCGCCAGAGGTGAGTTTTTTATGTCCGCCTTGATTATCGTGCGCTATTTGGTAAGGGCGATAGCCTGCCGTTTGCACTGCCATTTTGTAGGCATTGTATTGGGCTATATAGTCTTCTTTAGGACCTATGTAATAACCGAGAAGCACTTCGCTGTAGGCGTCTATTACTTCATATACTTGGCAGGTAGCCATTTTGCCGTTTTCGTCTAAATAATAGTAGTTGAGTTTTGTACCATCGCTGTACCAAAGGCTGTCGCGCATTGTAGGCAGTTTGGTTTTGTGTTGGAAGCCATACTTTTCTTTGTAGGCGAGCTCTCCGTAGCGATGTCCCCACCATAGGGGCTGTATTTCCTCATCGTATAGGTAGTTGTAAAAGGTTTTCTCGTCCTTAATGAGTTTCCACCCTTCGGCGGTAGCTTTATCGTTATACTCGGCGTGTAATTGAGTGAGACTCGCGCATTTATTTACTTGGTTGCACCAACGGGCGAGTGTCCATTCGGCAGCTACTCCCGTGAGTTTAGCGGCAGTTTTATTGAGGTATCCGCTGTGTATAAGCCCCTCGTAGCCTGCTACAGGGTAGCGTTTGGAGGTTTTTACGCCTTTGAAAGCAAGGGCTTTGGCTTTGAGGTCGCGGGGGTTGGTGGGCAGTTTGTGTTTGTAGGTATGGCGGGGTAGCTGTGCTATTACGTTTGCCATATTGTCCCACACTTGCTTATTGCCGAACTTTTTGCGTACGACTACGTTGGTAGCAATGAAGTAGCAGGCAGAGAGTATCATAGCGTTGTGTGTGTACTCTTTTTGTCTATCTTCGGGGATAGAGGTTTGTTCGCCCTCATCGCCCTCAACGGTATAGGTAGCAAAGAAGTTCTCGGCATAGTGGTCGGGGGTGATGTAGTCTTCAAAGAGGATGTGCTTAGTGCGCTCATAGGGGTCGCATTGTGAGGTTATCTTATCTTTGAAGCGTTCGGGCAGTGAATTGAATACTACCCAAGCAGTACGCCCATTACCTCCCGTATTGAGCTTTTTGAGGTTTTTACGTTTGGCAAGTTGCTTATAATTGCTTTCGCTCATTATTTGCCCCTCTCCGTATAACCACGAAGCTGATACACATAGTATGTTATTGATATATTCAAACATAAGTTTATATTTTTTGGCATTGGCGTTTGCCTTGCTCCCCAAGGTGATTTTGCTTCACCAGCGGTTGCTGACAGTCGTACTGACTTGGGGAAAAACAACAATAAAATCAAAATATAAAAAACGTGATGTAATGTTATTAGTGGTACTTCACTGGCTTGTGGTACTCTATTTTTTCTCTTTTTACGACGATACCTAAGAAGGTAGTGCGTATCTCTCTGCCGATGATAAGGAAGTCATCATTGAGGAGGTAAATGGTTTTTGTTGTCATTTTAAATAGGGTTTAAAAGGTTTTTAAATTATTCATTTATGGGCTCCAAACATTCTATATCATACACCCCTACGCTATTGGCAAAGGTTATAATGCCTAACGTATAATCTTCATAGGTGCGTATATCGGTTAATTTGCCTACTTGTCCTTTTTTACCGTAAGGGTCTGTGGTGATAAAAGGTGATACTCTTACTTTGTCTCCTACTTTCATAGCTTAATCATTTAATACGTTGTTAATTTGTTTTTCATAGTTATTGTACTCTTTGCAGATTGTATCTGCCGTTTCGCTGTTACGATGCTTGTTTAGGCATTGCCGAATGTAGTATTTTGACAATCCAAACCTTACAGATAATTTTTCCACCACTAAGGGGTTGAATTTTCGAGGATTTTTATTACCTTTGCTCATTGATTTTGCTTGTTTCGTTTAACGGGGCAAAAGTATAAGATATTTTCTACACTACAAAATATTTTGTAGAAAATATTTTATATTATTTTCTATATTGTTGATTTACAATGAAATATTTTTTTACGCTATGTCAAACACTGTTAGTAGAATAAAGGAATTTATAGACTTCAAAGGTCTATCCGTTAGAAAATTTGAAGAAACAGTAGGCTTTTCTAATGGGGCTTTCGCCACCCAATATAAGAATAATAAATCTATTGGTAGTGATAAAATAGAAAATATTCTATGCTCTTTCCCTGAATTAAACACTGAATGGTTGCTCACTGGAAATGGCGAAATGCTTAAAAGTGAGGAGGCTACAGAACTAATAAAAACACCTCCTCGTGTAGAAATTATTGAGCCTATAAAGGTAGAGGGGCGTAGTTTAATGCCTAAAGTAGTCGTAGTAGATGATGACGATAATGACCGTATTCCATTAGTTTCAGTAAAAGCCCAAGCGGGCTATCTTGAGGGCTATGATGATAGCAATTACATTGAGGAACTACCTACATATAGTCTTCCTGAAATGCGAAATGGCACATATCGTATGTTTCAGGTCAGCGGTTTTTCTATGTATCCCACCTTACAGGATGGTAGCTATGTAATAGGTAAATTTGTTGAAGATTGGGAGTGGTTGGATGATAATAGGGTATGTGTAGTAGTCACAGAACGCGATGGGGTAATCGTAAAGAGGGTAACAAATAGAGCAAGAGAAAAAGGGTTCCTTTATTGTAAGTCTGATAATAGAGATTACAAACATATAAAGGTAATGTTAGAAGATATAAAAGAGATATGGGAGTGTCAAGCTCATATATCTTTTGAATTCCTTGACCCAGTTACCAACTATCAGAAAATTGCAGAACTTGAAGTGAACTTATCGGAATTGCAGGACAAGGTGAAAAACTTGGAGACACAACTATTGCCCGCACATACATAATATATAGAGGAAAATGGAATAAAAGGTGTAGAAAGCGGGTATTTGTGCAGGAGAAACTATACCCTTTTGCTTGTTTTTAATACAAAATACTAAAAATCAGTATTTTATATAAAAATAAACTTTAAAAAGCACTACAATACACCCCCCTTTACTCTACAAAAAAGCCCATTGGTTGCACTAAAAAGAGTGTATAACCTAATTTACTACCCAAAAAATAGCTAAAAAGTGTCCCCCTAACTGTCCCCCTAGCTGTCTCCCTAATGCTAAAAATAGGGTGTTTTGAGGCTCTGCTGGGTGAGTGTCTTTTGTGGGTATTTTCTGGCCCTCTGGAGGTAGCTTTTGCAGTAGCTATAAGGTACAAAAAAACGCCCTGAATGGGCGTATTTATTAGGGTTTTGGCAATTATTAGGGTATATATACCCACCAAAGGTAATTACTTCCATTTAAATGGTAGTTATCAGGCAATTACTCGGTAATTAAATGGTAATTAAAAGCGGTTTTTGTACATTTCATTTTCCTGCATTTTTAGGACTTTTTTATTGTAACTACTTGTATTTTAAGGCTTTTTGGGGCTTTTTTGGTTATGATAGTATTGTATATTTCATATTACTGCCTATATTTTGTCAAAAAATTAGAGGATAAAAATAAAAAACTTTGCCAAAGATGTAAAAGACTTTGGCAAAGTTTTTTATTTGTACGCTGTTGTTATTTGGTGTAGAAATTAACAATTTTCTGTATGGCTCTTTCGCAGACAGGGCAGAAACCTTTAGGCTCATTAGACTTCATACGGCAGTCTTGCATAGGGCTATAAACCCCCTTGCTGGTGTAGCCTCCTCCTTCAAAAGCACCTACTACTTTTTGGTATTTTTTGGTACGAGGGGTAGGGATAGGCGTATTTTTCTGCACCATATCTTTCCATTTACTGCCAAAATCAACTAAAGTGGTGATGTTTTCTTCCCACGGTTCTATTTTTTGGTTGTACATATCCTGAAAAGTAGGATCCCA